TTGGGCTTTAAACCACAAGACGCACAAATAATATGACCGTCATGGTAAACAAAAAAAGTTGATCCACCACACTCATATCCTTTGCATTTTATAGGATCCACTGGAGGAATTAACGGTAAATCTATGACACTTCCCATTTTGTAACATCCTTTCCACAAATTTCACAAATTAGACTAACTCCAGTGTACATGGCAAAGCACTTTTCTTTATCTACTATTTCATTACACCAGTTGCATTTTTTATATTTCTCAGATTCCGGATCGGAAGCTTTTTCCATAAGATTAAGCTTCCGATCCATCTCTTGACCGTTGGAGTCGAATTCACCGGTCATGGGGGGAGTTCTTAACGTCATTCATGGCTTATTATATGCGATTTTATAGGTTATTGCAAGGGGGGTATTTCTCCGTCAAACCAAGTCCAGTGTTCGTGATCCAAGGCACCTGAAAAGTCCAATAATACAGCCATTCGGCCTATTTTGGAACCTTCCTCATCAAAAATTTCTGCAGCTCCGTTGTCTTCTTCGTTCATTTGGAGGGCCATTCTTAATGTTGCGTGAGCTACATCCTTGGCTTCTAAAACACTGCTTAGGAAAAAAGGCACATCTTTTTCTTCTCTTTGACCTACCATATAACGTATTACAAAAGGCTGGTGTTCTTCTAAATCATGTATTAAATCCATTTAAAACCCCCTTAGTTATTAGATCAGGTATGAATTCTATATTATTTTCCTTATCAACGTAAGCCAGCATAACGTTTAATTTTTTCTGTTGGGTACTTCTAATCCTATGTATACGACTGGGTTTTATTCCAGTCCCTGTTATTCTTTTACCGTCTGTCTTAACATCTATAAAATATATATCGCCATCATCATTTACCGCAACAATATCTATAGGACCTTGTTGGTGAGCCATTGGAGAGAAAACGTAGAAGCCAACGCTAACTAAATGTGCCGCCGCAATAAGCTCTGACCTTGTTCCTTTTTTATTGTTTGCACTTATAGGTAGCCTCCTTATCTTAAGCTACCCCCACTTTTCTGTTTCATTACCCCAAACAGTCCAATTTTTGCGGGGTTGCCTTGCAAACAGCTCGATGCGGGGGATGTCACCCATAAGATCAACAATCCTTTCAGGAACTTCATCCGGTTTCCTTGAGTGCTCTCTACGAGGAGCTACTACTAATCTCCTAACATCAGCTCGTTGGCGTACCGGTTTTCCTCTTGTTCCTAAAAGACATAATTCAGGGTTAGCTCTTGTCCAATAGCCCATGCCCGTAAAAAAATCTTTCTTATTCCACCCAAAGTTAGGGGCCTTTGGATTTAACTTAACCCAATTAAAAGCTATTGTCTTGTATTTAAAACCCCAATGCTCCATTAAATCAATGGCTTCTGGGAGAAGAGGATCCGTGGCCCATAGGAACAAAGCACAGTTATCGTCAGCTATATCCAAAATAGGAAGTTTCTGAATGTCGGATAGCTTCATACAATTGTAATGATTCTCAGGCGAACGCTTCTTACCACGCGCACTCCATGTCCTAAACGACCACGGGGGATCAGCATAAATTATTTTATATTTATGGGGTGGTAAGGATGGCAACGGTAAGTATAAGACCCTGGAGAGCTATGATAGTCAGTACAGAAATCACAGCTTTTCCCCCAAGGCTTGTTCCAAGATATGAGTAAACTGGCCTGAAATCGTTCTATTATTTTTCTTAGCCAAGTCTTTTAATTTTTTGTACGCGGATATGCTTATAACCACGCTTTTCCATTTACTAGAGTCCATTTAATCGTCCTTTTCTGGGATATTACGAGATTTATCTATAAAGTCAAGCTTAGAAAGGTCCCCCCAAGTATCACCGAGCGATATATCGCAAGGGGTAGGAACTTCTAACTTGACAGCATCCTCCATAATTTTACATAAGCTCTCCGCTTCAGCTTGATTCTCTACTGAAAAAGCTAACTCATCATGTATTTGAACAAGAGGAATCTTTTTAGTTTCTTTATATATTGCAACCATACTAGCTTTTGTCTGATCAGCGGCACTAGCTTGTATCAGCCTGTTTAAAGACCTGTAGGTATAAGCACGTTTAATGTTATCACCATACTCAATAAGCGCCTGATCCTTCTGCAAAGCTCTCGAGGAGACAAACATATTAGGCTCCCAAAGATCAAATCGACATTTCCTTCCAAGCAGCGAACGTATAAACCCACCGCCGTCTTTTTTACCCACACGCCTTTGAACCACATCCTGTAACTCTTTAACAAAAGGAACATTCTTGTGGTACTGGCCCATGAGCCGTTTAGCTTCATCAGTGGTTACATCTAACTGCTCCGCAAGTTTTGTCTGCCCCATCCCGTACATAAGTGCAAGGTTAATTGTCTTGGCTTGAGAGCGTGGAATATCACAGATACCCGCTACCATTTGATGGAAATCGGTTTTCGGGTCAGTAGAGTAAGCTTTAACAAAGTTACCAGAACCGCTTAAACCCCCTTTAGTCAGCTTGGCATAATGTACAAGTACGCGAGGCTCTTGCTGATCAAAATCCATAGAACCCCACTTCTGGCCCTCTTCAGGTAAAAATAACCCGCGTATCATTTTAGCCATTTTAGGGTTTCGAGAAGGTATTTGTTGAAGGTTAGGATTTGACATACTAATGCGCCCTGAAACAGTGCCACCACTTTCGGACCGGAGTTGATTTATGTGACCGTGAATTCGGCCCTTTTCAGTATACCTAAATATACTGGATATAAACGTATTACCTATCTTATCCACCTCACGGGCTTCCGCAATCTTCTGTGCAATAGGGTGGGGGTGATTTTTTAAAAAGTTCTTTGTAAAAGAAGGTAAGCCTGTTTTTGTTCTGTTGTAAGGTATGGATAAACTATCAAACACCTTTGCAATAGAAGCGGCGGCCCATAGCTCTATATTAAAGCCTGTTTCCTTTTTTATATCCACTAACTCTTTCTTAACTTGCTTGACCAAGCCTTGTTTTAAACGTTCCGCTTGATCGAGGTCCACACGAACCCCTTGCCATGTCATGTCAATGCACAAAGGTAGAACCTCTGTCTCAAGGTTAAATATTTGCCATAAGTCCTCTCGTAAAAGAAGAGATTTAAAATGCTTCCATAAGTCCAGTGTCAGTTGAGCATCCGCTTCTGCATACTCCCCTACGAAAGCGGCGGGAAGTTTATACATCTCCCCCTTGGGATCTACACCAAATTCTTGTGCAGCTTCTCGTAAAGCAGCTTCTGATTTTGTTTCGCCTAAATACTCATAAGCTACTGCGTTTAAACTATAAGACTGCCTGTTCTCATTGAGTAACGGCGCGGCTATCATAGCGTCTATTAAACAGCCCTTTAGCTCTATGCCAAGCCTACGTAACCAACCCACATCGTAAGCGGCGTTATAAAAGATTTTATCGCAGGGGTAATCAGCTATCTCTTTTTTAAACCATTTAAGAATATGCTTTCGGTCTAAGTTACCACCGCCTTCATGACCAAACGGAAAGTAAGAATTAAAACCTTCGTAAGCAATAGCTATTCCTACAACATCCCCATGACCCGTAGGCCACCCTGGACCGTGGGTCCTGAGCCGTGGGTCTTTAGTCTCTAAATCTATAGCAATTTCTTTTATCCCCTCTGGCGTAACAGGCAGCTCCTCGACAGGAACCCATTCTGTTTTTACGCCAAACTTAGGCGGTTTAAGATTTTTTTTCATTACTTTTACACTCATAAGCTACAGCGGCATATCCAGCACCGTCAGTGTAGTCATCTACATTAATTGAACCCAGCTTTCTTCGAGCTATTTTCAACAGTTCCATCATGTTTGCGGCATCCGCTGACGTAATCCGATCATCGCCAAGCTTCTGCCATAAATAAGCGGTCCACAACTGAGCAATGTTTTCATGGTTAGTCCACATATCCCCGTGCTGATCGGCCCTGTCCACTCCAATAAGTTCTGAAGCCTTTGTTAGTATATCCAAGCCCTTCATTCGCAATACTCCTCATCTCAATAGGCAGACCCAGCTTCATGCTTAGATCAATACCCTCCTGCATTCCATTAGTAATTCCAAAGTCCACGTAAACAACCACTTTCTCCGCATATTTATACCAGTCTTTAGAAAGCTCTATACCCTCGGTACGCTTCACGGGGTCATCATCATCTAGGACTTGTGTATAAAGAAGATGAAAGGCTAAAGGTGATTCCTTTTTATTTATACTATCGTCCAAACATCTTTGAGCGTAACGCCTGTTTTGTTCTTTTTTATTATCGTCACCGCCATAAGGGCTTTCTATAATAACCCTCATATCATCCAGCCTCTTTGGGAATTCTCCGGTAATTTTAAAACTAAATTTTCTTTAGTTCGGGTTAAACCAACGTACAAGACCCTGTAAGCATCATCCGGATTTCTAGCCATTTGCTCGAGAGCCTTTCCAGTAAGGTCCATATAAAGCAAAACGTTGTCCGCCTCACCCCCCTTAGAACCATGTATGGTAGAAAGCTTGATCATTGGTTTCGAGCTAAGATTAACACCCCTGTTAATTAAGGCGGTAGCATAAGCTCTATCTTCATCTTTTATCTTATCTAATGCTGTGTCCCATGAACCTTGGGCTTCCAGACCAAAATCTTGCCGTAAAGTCTGCACCGAATAGTAGTCCTGTTCACTAGCGCCCTTCAGGATCTTCTTGGCACCTCTGGCAAGTTGTCCTTCACTAGCCGATATAAAATCATATATATTCAGAGCTTCCTTGTAAGTGACCTCTCTGTTATTACCCGAGTTAAGGTAATCCCAAGATGAAATTGCTGACCTTACTTTTTTACCTAAAGAAGGCTGTCCGTATCTTTCGAAAAAGTAACCGCTGGATCTTAAATGCTCGCTTAACTCATCCAGCATGTAATGAGCTTGGGCCATGACCAACCATTCCTCATCCTGAAACTCAATACCCCAGAAATCATAAGTACGTCTAACGCTACCGTCAGCATCCCGAGGGGACCATACTTTCTTCTGCCGCTTTTTAATTCTCTTGGAAACCGAATCGGCTACGTTAAACACACTTCGAGGAATACGGTGAGACTGAGATAGAACCTCAGACCCTCCCTCAAGACCTATAAAATGATTTATGTCAGCACCAGCCCACCTGTAAATTCCTTGGTCATCATCCCCCGCTATAAACATACGATCAGCTCTTTCGCTAATAGAATGCCCTATCTTCCATTGAAGAGGGGTTAGATCTTGTGCTTCGTCTAAAAAAGCTACCTTCAGGCGGGGTATGTAGCCAGGGTTTTCAGATAAATCAACCAGCATGTCGGTAAAATCTTTAAGGCCATTGCTCTTCTTAAACTTACTATACTCATCAAATATATGTTTAAACTCATAGTAGGCTACATGGAGATCGCTACCGTGGTAAGTTTGTTTAGGGCCTTGAAGCGTGGACCGTGCTAAATCAATACAGCGCATTATAGGATGATTGGATCTAAAAACTTGAAATCCGTCATCATGTTCTATTCCAGATCCAGTAGTTATATCCACGCCTATTTTTTCACTAAACTCTTTCAGATGCGTCTCTTTTAATATCTCAGAAGCGTTATACCCCATAAGGAGAAACGCCAAGCTGTGTAAAGTTCTGAAGTAGGTAAAATCTTTTTCAGGGTCTAAGTTAAAACGGGCCACGGCCCTGTCTCTAGCTTCGTGACTAGCTTTACGAGTAAAGGCAAAATAACCTATCTCATTAGGGCTTACACCTTCCGACATAAACTTATCTACTTGGTTAAGTAAGGTAGTAGTCTTGCCCGTTCCGGGAGGTCCAAAATATCTTAACATTTTTTATTAATCCATAAAGCTTCTAGCTCATACCCCAAAGCCTCCAGTATCTGCTCTACTCGGTATATAGAAAGATGTCGGGGGTTGGTGGTGTTCTCGTACTCAGCTAGAGTTCGCTGAGGAACCTTGCACTTCCTAGACAACTGCCGCTGGGATAACCCGGACTCCTCCCGCATGTTTTTAAGGAGAGCAGACCAATGTACTGGATGTTCCATTAAAACGGTATATCCCCATCTTTTTCTTCAAAGTGTGAGCTGAACTCATCTTCAATAGGCTCAAAAGCAGGGACTGACCAACAACGGACGGTACGACCTTTTATTTTTAGCTGCTCGGCATTGCCGTCTATATCACGGAGCCTCTGAGCTATCTTGTTTGATTTGTATTCAAAAAACTTGTTTCGTTTTAGATAGGCTTCCAAATCTTTAAGTCTAAAGTAAGTACGCCCCTCCTCTTCATTAGTCCAAGGGCGGCGAAGAAGTATTTCTTCTCTATCTAAGGCGCTCTGCATATGAGTAGAGAATTCCTCCAGAAGGTCATAAAACTGTCCGCTTATACTAGTGTCATCAGAAGTGTTTATAACGGCACCTTCCGTATTTATCATAGAACTAAGAAGAAGGTTCATCATGGATTCCCAAGCTGGTTTGGGCACTGTCCTAGGCATAAAGTTTATCTGTTCCATACAAAAAATCTGAAACCTATCCTGCTTCTGAAGAGCTGTAGTATCCAATTCTACGGGGGATCCGTTAACATCAAGAAACCATAAAGGCGGCTCGCTATCATACTTCCTCAAGTTAGCTACAGTAGGCGTGTTAGCTCCGCCCCCAACACCGTGCTTACGACTTCGGCAAAGATCCCTATTGCAGAAGTTCCTTACGGGCTGGTCAGCGCACTTATACTGGTAATCTTTTTTCTTTATCTGTTCTGCAACAACATTAACTTCATTCAAACTAAGGGGTGGATCCATCATAGCTTGGTTGTACTCTAATATCTTGTTCTCCCAGTTATCGGGAAAAGCTTTTCTTAAATATACACCAATATTAAATAAACCATTGTTACGAGTGCCTTCTGGAAACCCATGCCGGATAAGGGCTTGTAAACAAGGTGGTCCGTCCTTGAGCTTTTCATCAACGGCCTCAGTCTTATGGGTTAATATAGCTTCCAAATCTTCTCTAGTAATGGCGTTCTTCTCAGCCATATCTAAGAATTCTTCTAGGGTTGCCGCTTCGCCACCGTCTTTGATGGCGTAACGTAAACCGTTTTCATGATCAAAATAGGGGAGATTTAAAAAGTTACCTGTATCACCACGCTCTAAAACCAACTGTATTTGTTTAGGAAATATCTCAGTAGTATCGGCATAGCCTATTTCACCTGCAATTTCTTTTAGCTTGTTTTGGACCAGTTCGGCTGGGACAGGTTCTTTTAGAAAAACGTATATGTGACCGCCGCCACTTTTACTGCGGCAGACTACCAAGGGAAAATTTAATTCTTTAACTATTGCCACTAATTTAGTGTGATCTAAAGGATACATGTCAACATCAATAGCACCCCACCAACAGTTATTATCTTCGTTAATAGGCACAATGCCCACGCTCTGCTGACCTTTAAGATGCGCTGTAAAAGTGGCTAAGGTCCGTGGGTCACGAACAATACGCGCCTTTCCTTTAGCCTTGCCGCTTGCCGACTTCTCGGTAATATCAAACGTACCGTAAGCCTTATCGAGCCCCCTGAAGATTCGGGCAAATCTTTT